GCAAGCCCCAACCGGTACCCCTCTGTGGCTAATGCTCGTATCGGATGCCACGACTATGACGGCTGCGCTGGATAAGGACGGCGTTTTTGCCCCTACCCTTATTGCCGATGCCAAAGGTGCTATTAGGGTGCTTGGGGTAGTGAAAAAGGCAACGGGTAGTGAAACCATTACCGCAGGCTTAGATGCCGACGTGCAGACAGCCGTCGCCAAAGGGCAAGCTCTTGCCGAACACTTTGAAAAGAAGTATATGCCATTAAGGGTTGTCGTATCGGGCAACAGTTGGAACGGCAAAGTGGCAGACCTTACGAACTTCTCAGAGAATGAGCTCAACAAAGTGGCTTGCTTTATCGCCAATGACGACAAAGAGAAAGATGCGGCTATAGGTCTTTTTCTAGGCAAAATAACCAAAATACCGGTACAACGAAAAATTCACCGCGTGAAAGACGGCAGTGTATTGCCCTTGGTGGCTTACTTCACTGACGGCACGACTATCGACAGCAAGGCCGACCAGTGGGATGCGCTTGACGACAAGGGGTATATCTTCTTTCGCACATTTGTAGGCCGTTCTGGCTACTACTTTTCGGGAGATAATACCCTTACCAAGCCCAACGACGACTTTAAGAGCCTTAGCAATGGGCTTGTAATGGACAAGGCTATGTTGCTAAGTTATGGGGTATTGGTAGAGGAACTCAGCGATGAGGTGCTACTATCTGAAGACGGCAGTATTCACCCCGCGATTATCAAGGGTTGGCAAACCAAACTTGAAAGCACTCTTCAAAGCCAAATGGTATCGCAAGGCGAGCTATCAGCTGTAAAGATTGATATAGACCCAAAGCAGCGTGTGCTACAAACGGGCAAAGTGGTGATAGGTATCAAACTATTACCTGTGGGCTATGCCGACTTTATAGAGGTAAATATTGGCTTTACTACAACAGTTAATTAGTAGATTAGAAAATTAACAAATTATGGCAACATTTGACAGCAAACAATATGCGTGGTGTGAGCTCTCTATCGTCTTTGGTGGGCGTATCATTATAGGCGTTACAGAGTTGGAATACACTGAAAAACGCGAGAAAGACTTTCTTTATGGGCGCGGGTGCAAGCCTCACGGAGTGGTGGCGGGTAACCGTAGCTTTGAAGGGAAAATAAGCCTTTGGCAGAGTGAGGCAGAAGCAATGACACGAGATGCACCGAACAACGATATACTTAGCCTTAGCTTTGACCTTGTGGCTTCCTACGTGCCTTTGGACGGAGGGCAAATCGTTACCGATATTCTCAAGCACGTAGAATTTACCGAAGTGAAAAAAGGAATGAAGCAAGGAGATAAGAATATGATTGTGGAGCTCCCTATTATCTTTACAGATATAAAGAGACAAGCCTAACAAATTAAACAATAACAAAATGCCTGTGCGGCTCGCACTTTAAAAACCTTTTAAATGTGTTTTAAAATGATAACAAATGAACAAATACAAGAATGGAAAAAGCAGTACAATGATATTTATGTACTGAATATTGATGGCAAAAAGGCGTATTTGCGTACGCCTGATAGAAAAACCCTTAGCTATGCCTCTACTTTGGCAACTAAGGATCCGCTAAAGTTCAATGAGGTAATACTCAACAACTGTTGGTTGGGTGGCGATGAGGAGATAAAGACAGATGACGCGCTATTTCTCGCCGCCAGTAGCAAGCTGCCAGACCTTATACAGATTAAAGAGGCTACTCTGGAAAAGCTCTAAGTGATGCGGAGATTGAAGAGGATAGGGATTGGCTTCGTATCACTAACGCCTCCTTGCGTTACTATATGCACATTGCCAATCCCGACAGCCTCACCGATACCCAGTGGGCGATGAGAGTAAAAGAATTAGAATGGCTTAGGCAAAAAGAAAAGGAAAAGGAACAATAATCACCAATGGCAGACCTGTTACAATATACCCTATCCTTACGCGATATGGTAAGCGACCGCTTGCAACGCATCAATATCACTACTGATGCGATGCTTGACCGCTTTGGCTCGTTGGAACGATTGCAGAGGCAGGTGTCGCAAGAGTTTAGCCAAATGGGCTCTTCGGTGAGCACCTTGCAGAGTCGTATTAACTTATTGCGTGCTGAGCGTGATTTGTTGCCCGCTAATGGGCTTACAACCATTCGCACTTATAATAGGGAAATCAACCGCTTAGAAAGGCAAGTTACTAGCCTACAAAACAACACGGGCGGTCGCCTGCGCTCGTGGTTCTCTGAGGCTATGGCGGGACTACCCAGTTTGGTTACCAATCCTCTTATACTTGCGGGAGCAGGTTTGGGAATAGCTATCCGTACAGGAATGGAGTCCGACCTGCAGAAAACGAACATCACGACACTACTAAAAGGCGATGTAGACCAAGCTAAAACCATTTTAAAAGACCTATCCCAGTACCAACTGCAAAGCCCCTATGACAAAGGCGATTTGTTCGACGCTCAAAAAACAATGATGTCGTTCGGGCTCTCTTCTGAATTTGCTTTTGGCAAGCTCAAAAACATAGGCGACATCGCAATGGGCGATGCGCAAAGAATGAAGTCGCTCACCTTAGCATTTTCACAAGCTACGTCAGCGGGGCGTTTGCAAGGACAAGACTTGTTGCAGATGATTAATGCGGGCTTCAACCCCTTACAAATCATCAGTGAACGCACGGGGGAAAGCATTACATCACTTAGGGAGAGAATGCAAAAAGGAGGCGTATCGGCAAAAGAACTCGCCCAAGCCCTTGAGTGGGCAACCGATAAGCAAGGGCTCTTTTACAAAGGGGCCGAGAAAGCCAGCAATACCCTCAAAGGAAAGTTGGGTACATTAATGGCCTCACTTCATAGTATAGCACTAAAAGTGTACGAGATGATAGCCCCTATCATCACCCCATTGGTAGAGCTTTCAACGGTGCTTTTCAATAGTATTTCGGGCAGTATTGGGTGGCTCATTCAGAAGTTTGAGGAAGGCAATACGGCGGTACTCCTCATCGCAGGAGGTATAGGTATATTCACTACCGCTATGATACTCCACAACACCTATACGGCTATTGCTACCGCTTGGCAAAATAGGCTCACCTGGGCGGTGATTAAGACAAACCTTGCTTTCTTAGCCAACCCTGTAACGCTTATCATCGCGGGTATTATAGCCCTCATAGCCGCAATAGCCTACTGCGTTGTAGGGGTGAGTGGTTGGGGCAAAGCGTGGGATAACACTGTACAAGGAATGAAGTACCTTTGGGAGGCTTTTATACTTGGATTTAAGGCACACTGGAATACCGCTATCAATGCCTTTATGGCGGGGGTAGATGCCTGTAAGCTCGCCTGGTATAAGTTCAAAGAAGCGGTTGGGTTAGGCGATAGTTCCGAGAACCAAGCGATGATTGCGAAGATACAGAATGACTTGCAAGAGCGTGCTAAATTGGTAACGGAAGGGCATAAGAGGGCAGAAGAGGCAGGAGCTAAAGCCAAAGAAGCCTTTGGTAAAGCTTGGGGCTCTTTAGAATTTAAGAGCCTTAAAGAGGTGAAAGACGGGCTAATGGGCAAGCTGGGTATGAAAAGCGAAAGCAGCCCCGCATCAGGAATAAGCCCTATTACAGGTGAGGCTACTGCGCCAATGGGTGAGGGGGCTAAAACCAAAGACAACATCGTAAGTGGAGGAACCCGACAAACACATATCAATATACAGATAGGCAATCTGGGCACCGATACTAATGTCTATGTGTCCTCTGTTCGTGAAGGCGTGGAGAATATTGGGGAGATGATAAAGGAGGAGCTTCTCCGTGTTGTAAACAGTGTAAATCAAATGCAGACAGTATAATGAGAGATATACTTGTGGATGACAGGAACGACTTGCGCTTATCTGAGGGCGATTTTGAAGTAGGTTACTCCGATAACCAACAACAGAAGGCTATTCTCATCACCGAGAAGGGTGAGTGGAAGGAGCACCCAGAGGTGGGGATAGGTATTGCCCAAATGCTCGCCGATGACCTCTATACGGAAGTTCTCATCGAAATAAAGAAACAACTGGAGTATGACGGTATGCAGATTAACGATGTAGCCCTACAAGAGGGTGGCAAGTTACTAATTGACGGACAATATAATTAATCTATGGCACTAAACAAACAAGTCCTT